TAGTTTCCCATACAGTATGTTCTGCTAGGTATGCCTCAAATGAAGCGACGATCTGTTCATGTAATGTCATATTTTATTCTCCTTATAACATATTTTGTTGTATTAGCTATTTTAGCTAATTTTGTTTACCACAAGTGCCATGTGTCTAGTACGTCAGGTACTTTGCTTGTTTCTTTGACAAAATAAGCACACTCACACCCTTCCTCGTCACCCAATGGCACTGCCAAAAAGTGTCCGAATTTAAGTTTCGGAAAGTGCCATTTCACTTCCTGAAATACATTTGAGATTTCTACCAGTTGAAACTTTGGCAAAAATCCTGTAATTGGATTAAATGTAAAGGCATGAAAGCCACGATCATTTAAACTTGTAATTGGCACTACTTCTGGTTCGCCAACTTCTGGCTCACATATGATTAAACTCCAGTCCAATGGCATCTTAACCATATGGTTACCTATACGCAACACTGCGGCTGGTGCATTAAATATCTCAAGAAAAACAAGCGGCACAAAGAAATAATCTGCATCGTTTTTGTTACTATAATCTAAAACACCATATCGTATATCGTCTATTTCTTCTGGTACAAAGTCTAATTCGTACGGCTTATTTTCTACTGTTAATATTTTCATTTTCTATATGTCACCTTATCGATAGTAAATGGGTATGAAGCTTCTTTATAAAACTTCTTTCGTTCACGTAAATGGCGCTTGCTAAACTTAGCAGTACTAGTTACGTCCCATATTTGAACATTGTCTTTATCCTTTGCTTTACGTATACCACGCCCAATAGACTGGATAACACGCACAAAAGACTTACCAGGCTCAACAAGAACAAGATTAAAAATCCTAGGGATGTTAATGCCAACAGCGGCCACACCATAAGTAGCAACAATAATTTTATTGTTTGCTTCACTAACCTCATCATATTCATCTTTGCGATCCTTGCTCTTCATACTGCCACTGATAAAAACGGTTTCTTCTGGAAGGCGTTCAAGTAACCCCTGTCCAGCTTTGATTCTGTCCACCAATACAAGTGTATTGCCTTCAAGACTCAAGCTGTGAATCAACCCCGCCATGTAATCTAGGCGTTGTTTATCTGTAGTCAAGTATGTTAGTTCTTCCTGATAATTGCTGTATTCAGCAGTATCCTGAAGTTGTAGAATGTTCACATCACATGATGCAAGTACACCCATATCCTGTAACTCACTGGCTGCAAGTTTATTTACCACTTGCCCTAGGCTAATTGTAAGTCCAATCTTGTCTGAATCTTCTTTTGGTATTGTACCAGTAAGACCCCAACGGATTGGCACATTAGCAAATACTCCAGTGAGTAGCTTTTTAAGCACATCTGCCTTGGCTTGATGCACCTCATCAACAATAACACACTGTACATCCTCCACAAAGTCAACGATACTAACATCGCTGTCTCCGCTACGAAAACGCTTCTCCATGCTGTTTAAACTTTGCCATGTGCAAATGGTATGTGTTTTGCCAAATTCTTTTCTATCCCCAAAGTATACGCCCACATCCAATCCCAAGTTAACGTAGTCTACTTCTGTTTGTAATACTAAGTCTTTGTTGGGTACAATTATAATACTACGCCCATAAGGCTCGATTAGATTACTCAGAGCGGCTGTTATTAGAGTCTTACCTGCACCTGTTGCAATCTCCTGTAAACACTGTGGATTATTCAAGAACTCATTAATGATGCTGACTTGATAGTCACGCAATACAACTGGTGTACCAGCAACTGGATGTCGCTCAGGCCACATTTTGTGACTAAAATGTGTTTCTGTAATTTGTGGGAAGTCTAATTTAATTTGTTGTCTGCGGTCGTCAATCTCTACTTCATATCCTTCAGCAACCAATACTGGCAATATGTCTTCCAACAGATTGGTGTAAGTGGTGCCACCGATGTTAAAGTAGTTAACCTTACCATCCCAACGTCCTAGTTTATATGCTGGTACATGGTATGCATACGGCAACATAAAGCTAAACTGGTTGGATAGCTTCTTGCGAGTTTCCACATCAAGACCTTCAATCTTGCAGTTTACTTCGTCTTTTAAAATTATTTTTGCCATGTTATTACTATACACATTTAATCCATTATTGTCAATAAGATAAGGTAGGGGGGACCTTTCGATCCCCCCTTTTTTTAATTAGCTAGCCGGAGTGAGATATATAGACAGAGGAGAAGCTAACCAATTAAACTCTCCGCATGCATGTTGACTCTGCATATGTTTTCCACTTTACAGGATCCATCTTTCTTAGATCTGCAATTTTGGTAACCATACGCAAGCTCAATTCACGCAGTCGGTTGCGGTTGACGTAAACATATTCGAGCATCTCTGCCTGTTGCTCTTTGTCGAAGCCATACTCATCTAGCATGCCATCCCCAACGATTTGTTTACACCGCAAAAACTTTTCACGCATTGTGTCCATTGTCAAGTCCAAGTAGTGGCAACGTGACATGATAGCACCCAAATGGTCTGCAATCTTACCACGTGCTTTTTCAAACTTGAGGTTTGTAATAAACACAACGCTTCCTTTAAATTCAAATGTGTCTGGAATGCCTTCTCGGCGTAACAATGCACTGTCTGCTAACCAACTTAGTTTACGCTTCTTGCCACTGTCTAATGCGGCTTTAAGCAAATTCAAACTAGTTTCGTCATACAATACAGTATCACAGTCATCCAGCACAAGTACTGAACCTTTATCTGCATAATCATACAGCGTCTTGTAAAGTCCAATAGCACTACTGGCACCTTTGACAACACCGTAACGCTCTGTGGCATTGGTTAGTTTGGTAGCAACTTGTGCTGACTCCAACACCCGCTCTACACCAAAACTTTTACCTACACCTGGAGGGCCTGTTACAACCATTCCACGAACAACTCCATCAATAGCGGCCTCTGTCATATCTTCCAAAATTTGGAACCGCTCACGTAGTCGTTCAATTACTTGTTCATCAGTTTCTTCTGGCTTAACATCCACATTCGGTGTGCCTACTGATGCATTATCTTCAACGTCTTCAAAACTATTTGCGCTTTCCACTTTAATGCGGATCTTACGATCTGGCATTCCTGGAATGTCTTTACCACACACTGTGATAAATCCGCCATTGCGGCCTATTTTAAAAGGCTTCTCAAGTTTAAAAACGGTATCTTTGATTGTTGCTCCGGCATATACTCCGGTTAAAACACGTACTTTTTGCATTGGTTCTCACTCCTTTTGCATTAACTATACATACATGATAGCACTCAGTGCCGACAATGTCAAGCCTTATTTGTAATTTTTACTCTATTAATTACAGTTTCTTTGCATTTACTGAATTTACTGATGCTTTGTTCTTTAACAAACCCAGTAACGTCCATTGTTTTACCAACAAGGATGTCACTGATATCTGGATCTTTGCTCCAGAAGAACTTAACTAGGTTTACGTCGCCCTCTACACCAGTTACCAAATGAATGTTGTATTTGGCAATGAATTTGATATCTTGGATTAGGAGGCTGAACTTAAACCGCTTGCCAACGTTGCCAACATACTCACTGGTGTGACGTTTTTCATCGTAAAACTCTTCCATTTCGTCACGTTGTTTCTGGATACGCAAACTGTTGGGCAAACTGGCAATTACACTAACACCATAATTGTCTACTTCAGTATGGTTAAGCAATTGTCCCACAGTGTCTTCAAACCCGTTAACATTGCCTGTTAGCTTCTTCATTACAATAATACTGTCAAAGTAATCTTTAAGCTCTAGAGCTTGATCACGATGTGTTTGTGTTATTGTAATTTCTGGAGCCTCCGGGCTTTGCTGTAGGATTCTGGCAATAGCTGTCTTGTTGTCAAAGACATTGGATTTTTTATCATAATCGTGATATCCATAACCACTCTTAATGAAGCCTTGGTGCTCATCAACTGCAATAGCAAGCGTCATTACTTCAATGATATCATATTTCTTTTTCATTGTCTGTGCCTTTTGCTTTGTTTACCCAACCATTATACAATTGTTAATTTACAATGTCAATGATTTCTTTGCCACTTTGGAATTGAGACTTTAACCAAAACTTATTGTTATCAAAGTACTCCTGAATCGTACATGGTTCTGATTTCCAGTCCGCTCGTTCATTCATTGCGGCCTGATACATGTTGTTCACAAATAGTCTAAAGTTGCTATCATCAGGCATATGTGTCTCCTATATGTTTGAAAGATTAGCAGGAGCCTTGAAGCCCATGCATTGTAGTTGGGTAATGGCACTGCCTAGTTTACTGGTTTCACGCTTAACTTCAATACGTGTTCGTTCACCTTCTTTTTTCATTACCTTTGGTTTTAAACTATGATTGATAAACGCAAAGACATCATTGGCTTGCCGCTGTGTCATTTCCGTCATATCAATTAGTCGTTGGCGTGGAGTAGCCGTGCCACGAATATAATTTAAATCTGAAACAACAGTTCTAAGATCTACACTCATTTCTAACTCCTTTCTTATTTAATATACTACTATTATACGGTAAGACGTCTTACTTGTCAAGCCTTTTTGCAACTTTTTTTACACATTTTCGTAAGGTGTATTCCATTTACCGACTTGGATATCAGTGTAGTGGCTACGGCTAAAGTAGTCAGTCATTGCATCATCATCGTTATAGTACTTGGGACCTTTCATTGCGTCCAGTAGTTCGTTTAAAAACTTACGCTGTACACCGTTATAGTGTTGGTCGATCCAGTACTCATTGACTTGGATATAACCTTCTCCGTGTGTAAAGTTATCGCTAAAATCAATAGCACCTGATTTAATATTAACACAAAGTGTTGAGTGGTTACGAACAGCAATACTGGCTTTCATGTTGTACTTTTTTAGTACAGTTTTGATACCTGGTGCTAATTCTTTTTTGTCTGCTTGTGATACATATGCCATTTGCTAACTCCTGTTTGCTTAACTTATACTTGTATTATACGGTAAGACGTCTTACTTGTCAAGCCTTTTATGCAATTTGTTTTAGCATACTGGCAGTAACTTTCCACTGTGTTCTCGAATTGTTATCAAGTACAACAACAGTCTTTTGATTAACTTTTGTAACCCGACCTGTTACTGTAGCATTACGGCGTCCAGTAAAGGATACAATGTCACCTATCACAAACGAACGTGATGCTTGGCGAGCAAGGAATGTTTGACGCAATTTAACTGCTTCGATCATCTGATTCAATTCATCACGGTCACTGTTTCGGATTGCTGTAATTACTGTGTTTACGTTTGACATATTTACTTCCTTGCTTTATTTAATTATACCACTATTATACGGCAAGACGTCTTACTTGTCAACAGAAAACAGAAAAAAAAGACAGGAATAAATCCTGCCTAATCAAGTACTTGTAATTTTTATTGGTTTTATTGTGATTTTTTTATTGTTTGATAAGTAATTATGTAACAGAATGGATGTTCGCAGACGATATTTTTACAATTTTTGCAACACACATCGTGTTAGCTATATATAACAAGGCCTGGCCACACCTTCTGTTACACTACAAACTTACATCTTCAAGTCCTGCCGCACGTAACTTCACAATGTTATTGATCTGAAATTGCTTGGCATCCAGTGCCTTTGATAGGCCTATATACTTGTTTCGTATCAAGGCAAATTCATTGATAAGATGCTGTTGGTCCACAACGTCTGGGTCACCATCAACATACTTTTCTGCATCGCGACTAGTAAGTTGTCGGTTGTAATGCTCCAAGAACTTCCTGAATTTGTCACTACGCATTTTACGTAGTTCTATGTTTAAGAATTCTAGAATACTTTCAATCTCTTGTAACTGTCCAAACCGCTGCTCAACTACCCCAGGCATATCACGACTGTGTTTTTCAACACTGCCGCGAAGCCCGGTTTGTAGTCTAGCCTCAACTAACTCTTTTTCATAATAGTTAATGGCAGATACAATTTGACCTAAGTCATTTCTTATCTTTGATAACCAATTGATCATTTAGTACTCTGATTCTTCGGCGTACTCGTCTACGTCGTCAGCTACAGAATATTCCTTAAGAGCACGATCCAAAATGCTACAAACTCCGTGAAGTTCATTGGCATTTTCTTCTAGATCGCACAAAGCACTGTCCTGTATTGCACTTAAAAAGTGCTGTGCTGCTTGATTGCGGTCCTTGACTGGAACATATGGTTTAACACTGTCCCATAGTTCTGCAAGACTTACTGCTTCATTGCTTGAAAGTTTCATTATTATTCCTCAGTAGTGGATAAGTTTTCATCAAGGCTATTTAGTTCTTCCTCTGACATATCTTCAGGGTCTTCAATAACAGGTGAATTAGCTTTGTCAACTGCAATATCATCCCATTCTGACATAATAAGATCTAAGGCGCCATCTTTATTGGCATTCCAAGGCTTGCGGAACATTTTAATTACTTCGCCAGTTACGTGGCTAGTATACTCTAAACTGTTACCGCTTTTCTTAAGAACTTCCTTTGCTTCCAAAAACTCTACAAGTCCACTATATGGGCTCATACCTGTTTCATATGGAATTTCAACTTGTACACTTTCAAAGGGTTTAGCATAACGTGTTTTCATTACTTTACACGCCGCTCTAATACCATGTACTTGTGACGTCTTATTGCCGTCTGCGTCTACTTTTAGTTTAAGTTTACGCATAGCAACTACAATACTACTCGCATAGATAAAGCCTTGACCACCTGAAATCTTATCATCTGGATCAAACATATCTTGCGATGCATATGTGTGGTTGGTTGCCATTAGTCCTACATTGTATTCGCCCAACATGTTAACAGTGTTACGAACCAATGATGTTAGTGCTTTAGGCTTACGGCCCAAGTCACCTTTCATATCACCTGCTTCAAACTGTTTAACATCAGTTGGGGTCAACATCATGCCTAATGAGTCAATCACAAACAATACCTTAGGACGTTCATCCTTTTCTTTGTCTGCGTAATCTTTTTTGTAGTCTATCATGAAATCACTCATAACTTTGGCTACATCGTCAATCATTGCTAAGTTAAGTTTTAGCAATTTTTCAGGACTGGTGTCTACATCTAGTGCATGCAACCAAGTCTCGTCTAGTGCGTTTTCAGTATCAATCAGCACAACAAAAATGTTTTGATCCTGTGCTTGTTTAACGATATTACCAGCCGCAATGTATGATTTACCTGCGCCTGATTCACCAGCTAATACTGATACTTTTCCTAGTGGGATACCTTTATCAAAGTCTCCACTGATTAGTTTGTTTAGGGTAAAGTTACCCGTGCTGATCCATGTATCTGGATCATTAAACCCGACACTAAGTCCGGGTACCGCTTTAGTAATACTCTTGCGGAATTTGCTTACGTCAAATGGTCTTGGCATATTAATCTCCTGTAGTATGGGTAAGGGTAGTAAAAGTGGGGGATTAATTCCCCCACTCTAAAGTCAGCTAGCTGGTTTAGTTTTTACGAGCTCTAATCGCCGCAAGAATGTCTTGGGCACTTGATTGTCCAGCGTCTGCGGCTGGTGCCGCTGGTGCTGGTGCTGACTCTGCAACTGCTTGTGGCGCCGGTGCCGGTGCAGGTGCTGTCACTGCTACAGGAGCAGGTGTTGATGCTGATGTACTTGAAGTAATATTATCCAAGTTTACACCTGCTGGACGATAAAACTGTCCAAAGCGAGCCGGATCATACAGTTGACCATCAACACTAGATTCGAACATTTCAAAGATAGCATTAACGCCTTCTGCTGTTGGCTTCTTGGGCATAAAGTCGTCCAGGTTATGCAGACCGTTTGTTGCAAGTACATTACGCTCTTCTTCAGTC